TAATGGTACTGTAGAAGAACGTATAGAGCAAGTTAAAAACACAATAGCCCAATATGTATAACATATAATATGGCCCAACCAAATATAAAACAAATCATAAAGCAAGAGTACATTAAATGTGCTAAGGATCCTGTATACTTTATGAAAAAATACTGTTGGATTCAACACCCAACAAGAGGTCGTGTACAATTTAATTTATACCCATTTCAAGAAGGTACATTAAATTTATTACAAAAAAATGATAGAAATATTATTCTTAAATCTAGACAATTAGGTATTTCAACTTTATCCGCAGGTATTTCTTTATGGATGATGGTATTCCAAAAAGATAAATCAATATTAGTTGTTGCAACCAAGCAAGATACAGCTAAAAACTTAGTAACAAAGGTAAAATTTATGTATGACAATTTACCATCTTGGTTACAAATTGGATTTACAGAAAATAATAAATTAGCATTACGGCTTAAAAATGGTTCTCAAGTAAAAGCAGTGTCAGCAGCAAGTGATGCTGGTAGATCAGAAGCAATTTCTTTACTGATTATTGATGAGGCTGCCTTTATTGAAGAAAATCGAATTGAAGAAATTTGGGGTTCATCACAACAAACATTATCAACGGGGGGTAGAGCAATTGTATTGTCTACACCAAACGGAACAGGTAACTTTTTTCATAGAATGTGGACCAAAGCAGAAGATGGATCTAATGGATTTATCCCAATTAGATTACCTTGGACAGTACACCCAGAAAGAAACCAAGAATGGAGAGACAAACAAGATGATGAATTAGGTTTAAGAATGGCAGCACAGGAATGTGATTGTGATTTTACAACTTCTGGTAATACTGTTTTTGAAACAGAAATATTAAAATTTATTGAGTCTACAAACATATGTGATCCCATAGAAAGAAGAGGTATAGAAGGAAATTTACATATTTGGGAATATCCAGATTACACAAGAAACTATATAATAACAGCCGATGTAGCTAGAGGAGATAGTAAAGATTATTCTGCATTTCATATTATTGATATTGAAGAAGCTAAACAAATTGGTGAATTTAAAGGTCAAATTGGCACAAAAGAATTTGGACATATGTTAGTGGCAATTGCAACTGAATTTAATAATGCTTTACTTGTAGTTGAAAATGCTAACATAGGTTGGAATACAATTCAAGTAGTAATAGATAAAGGTTACCAAAATTTATATTATTCACCTAAAGGAGATGCAGCAACAAATGCAGAAGCATTTTTAGCAAAAGGATATGATGTAGCAGACACAACAAAAATGGTTCCTGGTTTTACAATGTCAATGAAAACAAGACCTTTAACAATAGGAAAATTAGATGCTTATTTAAGAGATAAAGCAATTACCATTCAGGGAAAAAGAACATTAGAAGAAATGAGAACTTTTATTTGGAAAAATGGAAGAGCAGAAGCACAAACAGGATATAATGATGATTTAGTAATGTCTTTAGCAACAGCTTGTTATGTTAGAGACACAGCACTTAAATTTGCACAACAAGGAATTGACATAACAAGAGCAGCATTAAAAAATTGGACAAAAAGTGCTCCAGGTATTTATACGGGAGGAGTAAATAAAAAAGAAGCAGGATGGTCTCAAGACATGGGGGAACATGGACAACAAGATCTTACTTGGCTTCTTTAATATGTATTAAAAAACAATATAAATGGCAGACACTAGTTTATTCACCAGATTAAGAAGATTATTTTCAAATGACGTTATTATTCGTAATGTTGGAGGAAAACAATTAAAAATAATGGATACAGGTAGGATCCAAAAATATGGAAACCTAGCTACAAATTCACTTTATGATAGATTCACACGTTTACATAAACCTATGGGGTCATCACTACAGTATAACCCAACACTTAATTATCAGTCAATGCGACTTCAGCTTTATAGTGATTATGAAGCTATGGATCATGATCCAATTATTGCAGCTGCTCTTGATATTATGTCTGATGAGACTACTAATAGAAATGAATATGGAGATATTTTAAATATTAATTCTTCAGATGAAAATGTAAGAAAAGTACTACATAATTTATTTTATGATGTTTTAAATATAGAATTTAATTTATCCACATGGATTAGAAATATGTGTAAGTATGGAGATTTTTATTTAAAAATGGAAGTCTCAGAAAAATTTGGTGTTTATAATGTTATACCTTTATCTGTTTATGAAGTAGTAAGAGAAGAAGGAACAGATCCTGATAACCCATCTTATACTCGTTTTACAATGGACCCAAATGGTTTAGCTTCAGGTGCAACAAATACAATTAGAAGAGATCAATTTACACTAGAAAATTATGAAGTCGCTCACTTTAGATTACTTACAGATTCTAATTATCTTCCTTATGGTAGATCTTATTTAGAACCATCTAGAAAAGTATTTAAACAATTAATGTTAATGGAGGATGCTATGTTAATTCATAGAATAATGAGAGCACCAGAAAAAAGAGTATTTTATGTAAATGTAGGAGCTATTCCACCTGATCAGGTAGAACAATTTATGGCTGAGACAGTCAATAAAATGAAAAAAACACCTTATATAGATCAAAATACAGGTGATTATAATTTAAAATACAACATGCAAAACATTACTGAAGACTTTTATGTACCAGTAAGAGGTAATGATTCAGCTACTAAAATAGACACCACTAAAGGTTTAGATTACACTTCAACAGAAGATATTGAGTATTTAAAACATAAAATGATGGCTGCTCTTAAAATACCTAAACCATTTTTAGGATATGAAGAAGGAGTAGAAGGAAAGTCAACATTAGCAGGTATGGATGTTAGATTTGCTAGAACAGTTGAACGTGTTCAAAGAATTGTAGAATCAGAATTAACTAAAATAGCACTAGTACACCTATATTCACAAGGATTTACAGATGAACAATTAGTTGATTTTAAAATAGAATTAACTACACCTTCTATTATATATGAACAAGAAAAAGTTGAATTATATACTGCTAAAACAACAGTAGCGGGTGACATGATAGATAAAAAATTATTTAGTAAAGATTGGGTATATGAAAATGTGTTTGGATTATCTCCAGATCAATATAATGAACAAAAGGATTCTATGGTTGATGATGCTTTAGAATCATTTAGATTATCACAACTTGAAAATGAAGGAAATGACCCAACAGAATCAGGTATGTCATATGGTACACCTCACGATTTAGCTTCATTATATGGTAATAAGAGAGATAAAGCAGTAGGTCCTGCCCAGGTACCAACAGGATATGATGAAAAGGAACCAGGACGCCCAGTTGAAAAACCCCAAAATTATGGTTCGGATCAAGGTAATTTTAGTAGAGATCCATTAGGTAAAAAAGGACTATCAGCTTCTCAGCCCTCAAAACCAACAGAACCTTCAAGAATTCCTACTTTTGAAGCTCAAAGTATTAAAAAAACTCTTCAAAAAGCATTAAATAAGAAAAAAATTCTTAAAGAAGAAAATAATAATGGAATGTTATCTGAAAAAAATATTAAGCCTCAGGAATAGGTTTATATTTATATACGATAAATTCGAATTTATATAACATGAAAGTAAAACATTCTAAGTACAAGAATACTGGAATATTATTTGAACTCCTCACTAGGCAGTTGACTTCCGACACTATTACAGGAAATCAGTCAAAATCTTTGTCTTTTTTAAAAAAACATTTTAATAAAAAAACAGAACTTTTAAAAGAATACAAAATATATCATACATTAGCTACACAAAAGTATAATAAAGATAGCCAAGCTACAATGTTAATTGACACATTATTGGAAGCACATAGGAAACTAAATAAAAGTCAGTTAAGAAGAGAAAAATATAATTTAATTAAAGAAATTAAAGATACATATAATGTAAATGATTTTTTTAAAGCAAAAATAACAGATTACAAAGTAATGGCATCTATTTTTAATTTACTTGAAAATAAAAATGCTACAGCTTTATCAATAGTTAATTCTAAAGTAACACTTTTAGAACATATTGTAGAAAATAAACCAAAATCTTCTAAAAAAGATGTTGTATTAGAAAATTATAATAAACAAGATAAAGACACTAGATTACTGACATACAAAGTTTTACTTGAAAAATTTAATGACAAATATAGTGGGTTACAAGATAACCAAAAAACATTATTAAAAGAATATGTTAACAGCGTTACTAATAGTCCTTCTCTTAAGTCTTATATCAACCAAGAAATCAAAGAAGTTAAAAAAACGATTACAGGATATTCTAAAAAAGTTGAAGATAAAGCAGTAGCGATAAAATTAACTGAAACAAAAGGAATGATTAAACCATTATGTAAAAAAACATCTGTAAATGATGACAATGTTATTAACTTACTTAACTATTATGAATTAGTAAACGAGTTAAAAACAATACATGGTTAGTCTTACTGACATATATAATATAAAAGAATCTACTTTTAGTGAATTAAAAAAAGATAGAGATCCTGCTAGGGGAAATAAAGGTAAAACAGATACAAAAGATTTTTATTTTATAGATGAACCTGCAGATCCAGAAACAGGACAAATAAAATCAAAAGTAGTATATAAACGTTCTTTTAAAAAAATGGTAGCAGATTTAGAAGCAGAAGCAATAGATTTAAATAAACTATCAGAAGATAACCCAGATGATATGGTATTATATAAAATGTCTGAAGATTTAAAAGAATTATTTAATAAATTTAGAACACACGTAAGAAAAAATTATAAAGATGAGTAAAAGATTTGACATACACGAATGGCAAGCTAAACAAAAACTTCTAAAGGAAAACGAACCTGCATTTTTTGCTAACCAAAAATATTATGATTTATTAAATGATTTAAGAGATGAAGGTCATTTACATAGATATGGTGTTACTCAATTACAAATGCAATTTGGTTTAAGTGAGGAAGAAGCACAAGAAATATACAATCAATATAAAGAAGACCTCGAAGCAGAACAACCAGATGCAGCTGATTTTTATTTAAAAAATCTAAATGAAAGTTTAAACCCAGAAGTATCTAAAAAGGTAGATAGTTTTATTAAAGCAATGGCTAAAAGATATGATTACTCAGAACAAGATGCTGTATTTGCTATTATGGCTGCTTTAAAACAAAGAAACATGGATGAAGCAAGCATGACAGGTACAGGAACTTCTATATCAACAGGTGCAAGTGCAGCTTATGCTACACCTAAAGCATTTGGTGATGATAAAAGAAAAAAAAGAAAAGCCTACATGGGCTATAAAGAAATATAATTATGCTTTTAACAGAATATAGACCATTTAACGTAGACAAACAATTAGTTGAAGCTTCAATTAAAGCTAATAAACCATTAATTGTTACAGGTGTTTTACAAAGAGCAAATGCTAAAAATCAAAACGAAAGAGTTTATCCAAAAGATATTTTAGCTAGAGAAATGAGATCTTATATGGAAGGTCCAGTTAGAGAAAAAAGAGCATTAGGCGAATTAGATCATCCAGAAAGTTCAGTAATTAACTTACAAAACGTGTCTCACAACGTAGTAAAATGTTGGTGGGAAGGAGATGATGTAATGGGAGATGTTGAAATATTACCTACACCCGCAGGAAATATATTAAAAGCATTATTTGGTTCAGGCATTACTATTGGTATTTCATCTCGTGGAATGGGTTCAGTGTCAGATAACTTGTCAGAGGGCACAGTTGAAGTACAAGACGATTATGATTTATTATGTTTTGATTTTGTTTCTACACCATCAACACACGGTGCATTTTTATCTCCAAAAGGGTTAAATGAAGGCAAAATTCAAATCCCAGAATATAAATATACAAACGTAAATAACATAATTCGCGATATTATATGCGATAACACGGGAATGTGTAAATGTTAGTCGTGAACAATTAAATGTTCATTTCCTAAAAATTTCCACGAAAAAACGTGGGTTCTTCAAATTCCAATTATATGTATGCGTAACAATAAAGGTTACAAAACAATTAACTCCTATGAGAGACTAAACAACATAAAGTACTAAATGTACTTCACAGCACAAGAACAGTAGTCAGCTGTTCCTGTTTTCAATTAACTAAATATTAACTAAAACAAAAATTATGAGAAATTTAATTATGACACTAGCTGTAGCACTATTCACAACGTTTGCTGCATCAGCTCAATTTATGGTAGTAACTACTGTAAACACTCCTGACAGCGATTTAAACGAAGAATGGGGTACAACAAATTTTACTGACAATATGGGTATCGGGTACATGGTAAACGATAAATACGTTGTTGGTTTAGTAAAAGCAGGCGAAGATGCTGAAGGTGAAACTTCATATGACCTATGGGGTAGATATCTTTGGAATGAAAACCTGTATGTTTCTGTTCAAGCTCCAACAGAAGAGATGATGGACAACTTAACAGTTGGTCTTGGTTACTCTTACGATGTTTGGAAAGGACTTTGTGTTGAACCTAACTACAGTATGGGTTTAAATGAAGATGAAAATGGTGAAAGAGAAGGTTCTTTCAACTTAGGTTTGTCTTACAAATTTTAAACTAGTATTAATTAAAAAAGACCTCGTAAAACAGGCAAATTAACATGGAAAAAGTATTTTCAACAGTAACAGGATTTTTAGGTGGTTTAGGGGCATTATTTATGGCTTTAATCCCAGTATCAATCCTTTGGTTCGTTTTAACAGGCGGATCTGTATTTGGAATGGATGTAATCGCTAACCTAACTGCATTAGTAAATGGGTTTGGTAACGGTGGTTTTGTAGGATTAGTAGTTTTAATCCTTGTAGCATCATTTTTTACAGGTAAAAAGTAATAGTTTTTATAACATATCTTTTTAAGAGAGGCGCTTCGGCGCCTCTTTTGTTTTCTATTTTTTTATTATATGTATGTTCAAACATACGCGCTTCCTAATAAGCCGTCCCTGATTATTTATAACCCTATTAAGGTTCCTAATAACCTTATTTCCCGTACAACACATTAACGAGACTCGAAAGAGAAAAAACCAAAAGAAAATGGCAAAAGACATTTTAAAAGAGGCTATCGCTGACGCTAAGGCAGTTCGTGAAGTTGCTCTTGCAAATGCAAAGGCCGCATTAGAAGAAGCTTTTACACCACGACTTCAATCTATGTTATCAGCTAAATTATCTGAAGAATTAAACGAAGAAGAAGATTTAGACGAAACTTACATGGAAGATGAAAAAGAAGACGTAAAAGAAATGTATGATGAAGACGAAAAAATGGATGAAGCATACATGGAAGATGAAAAAGAAGATTTAGATGAGGAAATTGATTTGGAAGAAATACTTAGTGAATTAGAATTAGAAGAAGGTGATGACTCAAAAGAAGCAGTCGATGAGGCTAAAGATGAAGATTTAGACGAAGCTAAAAAAGATGACGACAAAGATGACGTTAAAGAAGCTAAGGATGAAGATTTAGATGAAGCTAAAAAAGACGAAGAAGAAAAACTAGACGAAATGGGACGTCCAGTGTACAAAGCTGAAGATGCAAATTATGCAGGCTACACAGCAGATAGAGTACACGAAGACAAAGAATTTAATTTAGATGCTCTTCTTGAGGAAATTAACAATTTAGACGAAACAGAAGACGACGTTAACGAACAAACAGATTCAGAAATGGATGACATGTACAGAGGTTCTTCACTTCACAAAAACAAGAACAGAAAACCATATTCGAATGCTCCTAGCAACAGAGAAGAAGGTCAAACTAATGAAATTGTTGGTGTAGCAGCAGGTATTGCAGGTATAGTTGCAGCAGCAGGTGGTTTAACTGCCTTAGAAACAGCAGCAGAAGATCCAGCATTTAAAGCTAAATATCCAAAAGTAGCTAAAGCATTAGAAATGATGCAAGGTATGGGTAAAGCAGCAGCTGACACTAAGAGAATGGAAGAAACAGCTAAAGACAAAGAGCTTGAGGAAACTAAAGCCGCTCTTAAAGCAGTTCAGTCTGAACTTAACGAAGTTAATTTGTTAAACTCTAAATTATTGTATGTTAACAGAATCTTTAAAGCAAACACATTAAATGAAGCACAAAAACTACGTGTAGTTGAAACTTTAGACAATGCGTCAAACGTTAAAGAAGCTAAGTTAATTTACGAAACAATTAAGGATACGTTTACTGTTGTTAAAACAACAAAAACAACTCCTAAAAGATCAATCAAAGAAGGTTTAGGAATGGCTTCTAAAGCTGCAGGAACATCTACAGCTCCAAAGAAACCAGTTCTTAACGAATCAAATGATATGGTGACTAGAATGCAAAAACTAGCAAACATTAAAATTAATCAATAATCAAATAAAAATTTACAAAAATGGACGTAAACAATTTATTAGAAGGTGCAGCTCCTTACCAAGTTCTTTCTCAAGAGTCAGCTAAATTAGCTGGAAAATGGGAAAAATCAGGACTTTTAGAAGGAATTACATCTTCAACAGAAAAGAACAACATGTCAATGTTGTTAGAAAATCAAGCTAAACAGCTTGTAAACGAAGCTAATGCAACTGGTACAGGTACTTCAATTAGTACTGGTAACAGTGAAGCATGGGCGGGTGTAGCTCTTCCTTTAGTACGAAGAGTATTTGGAGAAATCGTAGCTAAAGACTTAGTATCAGTTCAACCAATGAACTTACCTTCAGGTCTTATTTTCTACCTTGACTTCCAATATGGTACTGCACAAAACTTTAAAGGTGCTAACGAATCACTTTATGGTGCTGCTGGTACAGGTGTAGAAACTATCAAAAGAACTGACGGTGCGTTTAACAAAGGTCTTTATGGTGCTGGTGAGTTCGCTTACTCAATCACAGAAAGTCAAGTACTTAATTTAAGAACTGATGATTTATCTGATGGAACATTAGGTGCAACAGCACATTCAGCTTCTGCTGCTTTTAATGGTATCTTAAATTTTGACTCTGAATTCTCAGCTTCTAAAGCAGGTGAATTTGGTGCATTAACTGGTGCTAAAGGAGTAGTAAAAGTTGTTAAAATTCACAAATCATTCCTTTCAGGATCTGACTTAAATGCTGTAAGATCATTTAAATTAGTATCAGGATCTGGTCTTAATTCTCAAGCAGTAAAAGAAATCGATCAGTTTCCACAATTTACAAGAGTTAACGGAAACTTCGTTGAATTCGTAATTAGTGAGTCTGTAGATAATGATGATAATATCAGAACTTTTGGTGTTAAATTTACTAAAGGACCAGATAACTTAGATGATAGAGGTGACTTTGAAGATTCAATCCCAGCTGCTGGAGTTTCAACTCAAGCAATCCCTGAAATTAACGTTAAATTAGTTAGTGATACAGTTACTGCTAAAACACGTAAATTGAAAGCACAATGGACGCCTGAGTTCGCTCAAGATCTTAATGCTTATCATTCAATTGACGCTGAAGCAGAATTAACTTCAATCTTAAGTGAGTACATTTCAATGGAAATTGACTTAGAAATCTTAGATATGTTAATTAGAAATGCTGACACGGTAGAAGGTTGGAGTGCTAAAGTTGCAAATGATGTAACAGTAAGCTCTAATAACACTGCAGGTGGTTCAACAGCTGTAACTTTAACTAATACTCAGAACAATTTAGGTGTATATTACACTAAAATGTCTTGGTTCCAAACTTTAGGTGTTAAATTACAGAAAGTTTCTAACTTAATTCACCAGAAAACTCTAAGAGGTGGTGCTAATTGGATGGTAGTAGGACCAAAAGTTTCTACTGTTCTTGAATCTATTCCAGGATTTGCAGCTGATTCAGCAGGAGACGCTGACAAGTACAACATGGGTGTTCAAAAGATTGGTGCAATAAATAACAGATATACAGTTTACAAAAATCCTTACATCACTGAAAATGTGATCTTAATGGGATATAAAGGATCTCAATTCCTTGAAACTGGTGCTGTATTTGCTCCATACATTCCTTTAATTATGACTCCTCTAGTGTACGATCCAGTTTCATTCACGCCAAGAAAAGGTATTATGACTAGATACGCTAAGAAAATTGTAAGACCTGATTTCTACGGAAAAGTATACATCAGAGATTTAGACGCAGTTTAATAACTAGTTTAATTATATTTTTTAAAGAGAGCCGCTTTAGCGGCTCTTTTTTTTATATGTATATGTGTAAACAATGTTTGGTCGATATTGTTAAACAATATTAAAACGGGGAAAATGGCCTCTATGGGTTGACCACTATAGTTGTATCCCTATAATTGCTTAAAAAAATAAAATTATGGCAAGTAAAACAACAGAGTTTTTAAAAAACTCAAACTCGGATTTTGATAACATCCTTGACAGTTATCTAAATTTAACAGACGGTGGAACAGTAGTAGGAAAATTTGGGTTAGGAGCACAAACAGTAGCAGCTGCAGGTTCAGATCAAGCAGGTGCAGGAGCAATTTCAGCAACTGGAGGTGGAACAGTAATTGCAACTGGAGCAGATAATACAAAAGGAATAAGATTACCTTTATTATCAGATTGTAATGTAGGTCAGCAATTCTTGATTATGAATAATCTATCTAACAAAACTCTAGAGATTTATCCAGGTTCAGGAGATGCAGTCAACCCAGCGTCAGATAATGCAGCAATTACAATTGCAGCAGACACAATTCTTTTATGTATTAAAATGGATACAGCAGAATGGTTTGGAGCTGAATTACCAGTAGTAGCAGCTTAATAATTAACATTTATTAAATCTTAAAGAAGAGTCGCAACAGCGACTCTTTTTTTTTTATATGTATTATCAAATGTTATAATATATGGCTAAACAAAACACGGCAAAAAAGCCCCCAAAAGGCTCGGTTAGATTTTCACTTTCACTTTCAGAAGAACAAAAGTCAGCAAAACAGGCAATTTTACATCACCCTTACAATTTTATTGTTGGTAAAGCAGGTAGTGGTAAAACATTGTTAGCTTGTCAAGTTGCATTAGACATGTTTTTTAAAAGACAAATTGATAAAATTATAATAACAAGACCTACAGTGTCAACAGAAGAC